ACCGATAGTAGTAGAAGCACAAAACAAAATGATTGCTGAGTATGAGGTAAGAAACAATTACACATGGGAGCCTGCAGGGGTAGATGTAGAGGTCGCTGAAATACCTGAGGAGAATGATGATGGGATTGAGGAGAAGGACGATGGGATATAGAAGTGAGGTAGCATATGGAATAAGATTATCTAAAAATCATGAACATGACGAAGAACTGATGAACCAATTAAAAGCCAATGAGATTGATCTTGATAACTTATGGAATATGTTTATTGCAGAGGTTAAAGTAAATTGTGGGTTAGCAGTGAGTGAAAAACTTATTGTAGCAGACCATAAACAAAGATGGCTTAAATTTCATATGACTGATCTCAAGTGGTATGCAGACTTTGAGGATGTTCAATCTCATGAAAAGATAATAGACATCGCTTGTGAATATAATAAACGATATGTAGATGACTATAATCTACCTGAATTATTTGATGTGTCTTTTGTTCGTATAGGTGAAGACCCTGAGGATGTTGACCATAGAATTTCAGGTGAGGGGTATGATATGTTTTATCCTGTAACAATGTTAAGTGGTGCATTTGTATCAGATAAAAATGTAGAGGGAGAGACATTATGACAAACATGCGAGGTAAAAGAGTAATCATACTACGCAGTAATTGGTATTATTTTGAACTATTTGTATTATTTTTCTTCGGTTCAATAACAGGGTGGTATGTAAACGAAACTTACACTATGGTTGATGACTATATTAACGGAGAGCCAATCAATTATATATGTAAGAGAGGTAAAGTGTATGAACAAGCTGATCCAGTCAGCACTGTTTATATTAAGACTAATAAAGAGTGTATAGAGGGAGTATAAAATGCTAGACGGAATTCATGTAGAAGTATTAAATAAAATAATTAAAAATGAAAAACCTTATAGGGGTAGAACTAATGAAGAATATCCATATTGGAAAAGAGAACATGGACAAAAATTCTTTAGAGTTGTAAGAGATTGCCCCGATGGTGAAATATTATATTACGAGATACATTATTACAGTGAGCATGTAGCAACAGTATATCCTGATAATACCATTGAGTTTATGGATAGACATTATTACAACGGTACTATGATAATTCTTAATGATATTGAACATGAATATGTTGGTAACTATGAAAATTTCTTTGTTACAGAACAAGGACGAGGTGGCGTAATATATAAATTTAAGATAGGTGATATGGAATACATTATACCTATACGCCCCCACGCTAGATATGACATGCTTAATAACTGTGTAGCCAAAGGTTATGAGTATGATGTATTAATTAACAAAGTGGATAGACCTGCGTCCAACAAATTCTTTAAAGAATACAAAGATAAGTATGCTTACTTTGAGACATGGTTAAAATCTCAATCACATCAAGACTTTGTGGATTCTTTCTATGACATACTTGAAGAGTATGAACTAAATAGTCCACATCATTATGGACATAATAATAGAAAAGCTATTGATGAAACAAAAATGATTACAGTAGTTGATAAGTTAGCGTCAAGTGATAATGTTGAGGACTACATAGCCTTTATATTACTAGGTGCATACATTAGTACACCTGATGTATCTAGATATTGTAAGGGTTGGTCAGATTGGTATGCTAGACAATTTGATGAGAGAAAAGATGAGGTTATAAAAGATTTTAAAACGGCGTTTAAGAATAGTATATGGAGAGTGAAGAATTTATTTATTCAAGATAAATATCCGTGTGAGTTAAGATATTATCCAACGACAAAACATCCACTTGTGGTTGAGTTTAGAAACAAACATTTAGTAGGAAAATTAAAGGAGATTAGAGATGAGTGATTTATATTACTTCAAGAGTTTAGAGGGGATAGTTCATAATACTGATACACTAAAATTTTTATTGAAACTAAATAAAGTATATGGGTATAAAGTATTCAGTCAGCAGTATTCTAAAAGTCAGTGGGCTGAATCTGATATAGATGTAGTTGAATCTATCTTTATTGATGACAATGAAGCTATGAATAGAAACTATACGAAAGTATATTTTATAGGACAGAAATATATACCGACTGCTTTTGCATTTACAAAATATATAGAGGGTAAACTTACTTACTTTTTTGGCTCTGCTAATGTTTTAAAACATTCAGGATATAACAGAAATATTATTAGGTCAGTGGACATGAACGCACTGATTAAAAAGATAGGCAGAGATCCTGTGGTTCCTAGTAAGAGTTTATGCGATAGGTTATTAAATAGTACACTTGCAAGTCAGATAGTTACAGATGTGTGCGATGTTAAATCATTACACAAACAAATAACTAATGTATCGATGAGTGGTATGACTTTGAAACATCTTATTGAAGTTGCATTAGGTAGGTTACACACAAGTGAAATAGTAGATGGAGTTAAGAAGTTAGCATTGGAAAGTCTTGACAAGATTGAGCAATTAGAGCAAACTGCTATGACAGGGTTTGAGAATATTAAAAATAACTTAATGGATAAAGGCTTTTACATGATTGGTATTAACCGACTTGCACAAGATTCATATGTTGTAGGTAAAGTAAAAGTTAAAGATGAGACACAAGGTAGATATATGTTTACTGAGGATAGTGAATTTAAATCTGTAAGAAATATAGATGAATGGGAACATTCAGATAAAGTAATACCTATACTTACCATGTATAAAATACAAAGAGATGACTATATTAAAGAACAGGATATAGATATACATACTAGATCACCATATCATTTAATATCTAAAAGTACTTGGAATCAGCCTAAATTAAATAGCCCTGAGTTAGGAGTATTGTGTATTAACTTTGATGTTCATTATAGGGAGTTTAATTACCAATGGATTGTGATAACGGATGTTCAATGAATTAGAACCAATACCGCATTTTAAATTAACTGACTTTGTTAGAGTACCTGTATGGCGAAATGGTAAAGAGTATATTGTTTACACTGGAAAAAAGTATCGCAGAAGATATACTCTTACCACACTTCCTGATTGTATTAAATCAAAAATCACTGTTGCAAACTGCCTAGCTACCAATTATAAAAATGATTACGAAATTTCTATTCATGATATTTTTGTATGTGAAGATTACACTGGAGCGGAAGACACTGCTTGGAGAGCATCCGAGAATATGTATGTAGTCATAATCCATGTAAATGATTTCTACGAACTGCAAGGAGAGATAATTGACTCCCGAAAAGAAGATAAAGAATAAAGTAAAAAAAGTTTTAGATAATTTATCCTGTTACTACTTCATGCCTGCGACGGGAGGGTATGGTGCTAGTGGCGTCCCTGATATTATTGCCTGTTGGCGAGGAATATTCTACGGTATCGAATGTAAAGCAAATGGTAACAAACCAACATCATTACAAATGAAACACTTAACTGACATACATTTTGCAGGGGGTATTAGTATTGTGGTGGATGAAACTAATATAGATGACTTAGAAAATATAATGAGAAAGGCTAAGAATGAGTACTCAGACAAACGACGCAAATGAAAGCGTGAGTGAACCCACGAACAAAGTTGACATGGTGAATCACCCTCCACACTATACGGCAGGGGGTATAGAAACCATAGACTTCATGAGAGCAAAACTATCACCTAAAGAATTCATAGGTTACCTACGAGGTAACATCCTCAAATACACTTCAAGACTTGGGTTAAAAGACGACCCTGTCCAAGACGCAGGTAAGATTGAATGGTATGCAAAAGAACTTAATAAATATATTCAGGAGATTAAATCATGAGTGATGATATTTTTATGCGAGTAAAAAGACTTCTTGAGAATCATGTTGAAGTCTTAAATAAACATAGTATCGGCGATGAACATGCGGATGAAGCACAAGATATTATTGACGAGTTAAATGTGTTGATTAAAAACAAGGCATTTATTGAACACTTAGAACACGAGATTGAAGAAGAGGAACGCAAGATGGTCAGCGATGACTTGGCTAAAGAAATTCTTAACGGAAAGTTTTGTGTTGGTGGTAACTGCGAAGACTGAGAACTGGTTTCATTCGGAACAATTACATAAGTTGACGAAGGGGCAATATGGATAGCACATTTACACACGCATTACTAGACTTTGAAGGAAAAATTATTAAAAAATACAGGTGGACAAAGAAAGACCATGAATGGTATATTAATAATCACCCACAGGATACAATCATAAAACTAGACAAACCTGTGTATAAGTCAGATTATCAGAAAGCATTAAAATTAGTAGGAGAGAGTTTATTTTGAGTAAAAGAACAAAATGGGAGACAGCATTAACTGAACGAACAATAACAAAAGTACCTGCATACAAACGAGGTCTCACATACGAAGAGAAAGTAGATAGAGTAAAAGAAGTACAAGCAAAATACCCAAATGCTACACGACACAAAATTACAGAGTGGACTGGATATAAGTCTACAATATTAAATGAAATGGAAGAAAATGGTGATATTAAATTACCACCAAAGAAAAGAACAACGAGCAGAAATACATCTTGGATGAGACAATTAGGTAAATTAAGTGGCTGATGAAGCAGATATAGCAAATGATCAAGTACAAAAGGCTCTCGATTTAACAATGAGAACTGTAAATACTAAGATCAAAGATAATGATACAGGTTTATGTATATGGTGTGGTGAACCCGTACACGATAAACGACGTTGGTGTAGTGTGGAGTGTAGAGATGAGTACGACAGGCATAGTTAGTCCATGTACGAGTATATGTAGATATGAAGAAATTGATGGAGAACCGAGATGTATCAGTTGTTTTAGAACCTACGAAGATTTATCTAACTGGATGTATTTAACTAATGAAGAACGAAAACAAAGAATTAGACAAATTAAGAAAGATAGGAGAGAGTATGAACGTCAGCAAAAAAACAATAAAGATATGGGAAAAGAATCTTAAACAAGGCTATCGTTTTTTCCAACCTGATAATGCAATACAGAAAATACCAAGAACACTAAGAGAAGCATATGCCATTAAAAACTCAGGGAAATAAATGTAATAAGTGCTCTAACCCTGCCAAGTACTACGACAAGAAAAAGTGGTGGTGTGGGTTTACAATGGATGCACACGGATACTGCAAAGCAGAGAAAGCGGATAAAAAGTAATGGATATAATAACGCTCGATTTCGAGACGTTTTATGATACTGGGTACGGACTAAACAAACTAACAACCGAAGAATATATAAGAGACCCTCAATTTCAAGTTATCGGATTTAGTTTACAAGTTAATGATGGTAAAGAAAAATGGTATTCAGGTAGTCACGAAGAATTACAAAAAGTATTAGACCAATATGAGTGGGATAAAGTGATGTTGCTTTGTCATAACACTCAGTTTGATGGTGCTATTCTTGGGTGGATATTTAATATTTATCCTAGAGTATATTTAGATACACTATCAATGGCCCGTGCAAAACACGGTGTGAATGTAGGAGGATCACTAGCTTTTCTCGCAAAGAAATATGCACTGGGTGAAAAAGGTACAGAGGTATTAGATGCTAAAGGCAAACGCCTTGAAGATTTTCAACCACATGAACTTCATCAATATGGTAACTATTGTAATAATGATGTTAAGCTTACCTATAATCTATTTAAAGAACTTACCAAAGACTTTCCTCTAGAAGAATTAAAACTGATAGATATAACTTTGCGTATGTTTATTCAACCTACACTTCAATTACATGATGGACTATTATTTGAAAGACTAGAAGAAGTTAAAGAAGAAAAATCTAAACTGTTAGCTAGTTTAATGAATAGACTTAAATGTGATACAGAAGAAGATGTCCGAAAGAAATTAGCAAGTAATAAACAATTTGCTGAACTACTAGAAGAACTTGGTATAGTTGTTCCTATGAAACTTAGTCCAGCCACAGGTAAACCTACGTTTGCTTTGGCTAAGAACGATGTTGGCTTTATTGCTTTGACTGAACATGAGAATAGCTTTATACAAGAACTTTGTGCAGTTAGGTTAGGTACAAAGTCCACAATAGAAGAGTCTCGTATAGAAAGATTTTTATCGATAGCATCTCGTAATGACAGACTGTTACCTATTCCACTAAAATACTATGGTGCTCATACTGGAAGATGGTCAGGCTCAGACAAGGTTAACTTCCAAAACTTACCATCACGAGATAAGAAAAAGAAAGCACTAAAGAATGCTATCCTACCACCTGAAGGACATGTAATCATGAACGTCGACTCATCTCAGATTGAGGCTCGTGTTCTTGCATGGTTAGCAGGACAGAATGATGTAGTAGAACTGTTTAGAAATGGTGAAGATGTATATTCTGTATTTGCATCAAAAGTATTTGGCAAGGAAGTTTCTAAAGATACACCTAGAGAACGATTCATTGGTAAGACTTGTGTGTTAGGTTTAGGTTATGGTACAGGAGCACTGAAGTTACAACATACATTAAAGACATCGCCACCGGGTGCTGACTTATCCGAAGAAGAATGTAAAGACTTAGTTAAGATGTATCGTAATATTAACTATCGCATCATAGAACTATGGAGAAAGTGTGATCAAGCATTAGAATACATGGCTAATTGGTTTGACATGATTGAGCTAGGCGGAGCCAAACCTTATTATCTAGATGAACATAATCTGATAGAGGTAAACCCTCAAGGATTAAAATTACCAAACG